CGTTACGGTAAAGTAACGGCCCCAGTCATACATTTCCAGCCCTGCGCCGGGGGCAAGGGCACGGCGGCAGGCGGGGCCGGCTTTTTTGCCGCGCCACAGGATATGCAACCCTGTGCCACTGGGGCTCAGTTCGGTATAGCTGTGCATGGCTTCCACAATATCCAGGGCTTCGGGCAGGAGCTCCCCGGTGGCAGGGTTGATGCAATGGTCGATATCGATCCCGCAGAGCCCATCCCCCAGCACATAGCCGATGCCGCGGCAGCCCAGACGGGGCACCGCCTGAACCGCCGCGGCATAACTGGCCCAGGTGGCCGGGTCGGTGCTGCTTGCGGGCGCACCGGTTGCCGGGCAGATGGGCCGCTTATCGGCTGTGCAGCATACCCACCGCGCGTTGACTTTCAGTTCTTCGGGTATACTGTTCATAGAACCTCCTTAAAAGGGCAGGTCTTCGTCGTCTTCCGCCTCAGGGGTAAAGGAATCAGCGACAGGCTGGGCGGCAGCTTTCGGCTTGATATAATCGCTGACATTGCCGGTGCCGATCAGGCGGTCAAAGTAGGTGTTCTGGTAGCGCGGGTCATTTTTCTGTTCTGCCAGGGTCAGCTGGCCGATCTTGCCGCAGTATTCGGCAAGGCGGTCCGGCAGGGCGGCCAGGTGCGGAACGGCTACCCCCACCGCGTTGGTGAACTGCTTGAAGTAAGGGAAGCCCTGCGCGTTGAAATTGAAATTCATGTACAGGAACCGGCCCTTGTACTCGCCCTCCGTTACCACCCAGCTGGTGGAAAAGCGGGGGTAAGCGCGCTTTTCGTCCGGCGGGTACAGGCGGGCTTCATTCAGGATGGCAGTGTAGCGGCCGTCCGGCAGCTTACCGCCGGTGGCTTCCTGCGCGGCATCGTAGGTGTTTTCCAGGCTGTTGAGGTAAGAATAATCGCTCATAATGTTGTTTCCTCCAAAATTTCAGCGTTCAGCTGTTTGTATACCCGCCTGCGAGCTGCGTACTGGCTGCGGCAGGCGGGAACGTTATTGTCAACAAAGTCATAAACAAGGGCGGTGGTTTTGCCGGGGGCCGGGCGCATGATGCGCCCCACGGCCTGCTGCACAGATACTTTGTCCCGCACGGGCTGCACCAGATACAGCCGCCCGGCGCAGGGGATATCCAGCCCCTCTTTGGCAAGCTGGTAGGTGGCAAACAGCACCCGTGCAGGGCAGGCGGGGTCTTTCAGCTCCCGCAGGGCGGCGGTGCGGTCGGCGGCTTTGGTGGCCCCGCAGATAAAATGTGCGTTCAGCCCCGCGGCAGTAAAGTCACTCTGGCTGTGCAGGGCACGGCACATAGTTTCCAGAATATCCAGGCCGCAGCCCAGCGCCAGCACGGTTTCACCATGCAGGGCATCCTGGGCAATCATGCGGACAATGCGGGTATTGCGGGCCGTATCCGCGGCCAGGCAGCGGCGCAGGCGGGCCGTATCAATGTGCATCTGCTCCCGCGGGCCGGGGGTGTAGCTGAACTGGGTCAGAACAGGCTGAACCTGGGGGATGACGGTGCTGCCGGTATCCACCAGCACCTGCTGGTCAACCTGGGCAATGGTATCCCCCAGGATCATGTGGATGGTGTGTTCCAGTCCATCACCGCGGGCCGGGGTGGCGGTCAGGCCGTAGCGGTAACGGGCGGGCAGACAGCCAAGAACGGCGTTGAACATCTGGGCGTTGGCGGGGTTGGCGACCACATGCTGGCATTCATCCACAATCACGGTCCCAATACGCCCGGCCAGATCATCCAGCTCCATGTGGTACAGCGTCTGCACGGTGGCCACGGTCAGATGGGTGCCAATGCGTTTTTGTGTGCCGTTCAGGATGCCGATCTGCCCGTCCGTCAGCCCAAGGCGGGCTTTGGCGCGTTCCGCTGCCTGCAGGACAAGATCATTGGTGTGGGCAATCCAGAGCGCGGGCTGGCCGATGGCCCGGATCAGGTACAGCCCGGTTTCGGTTTTGCCTGCACCGCAGGGCATGACCAATACCCCCTGCGGAGTCTTGCTGGCCAGCACAGCATCCGCGGCTTTTTGCTGGTAGCTGCGCAGCTGGATGCTGCCGGGCGGCCAGGCCGGGGCGGGGCAAAGGGTCATGGCGTCCCGCTTTTGGGTATCCTTGGGGCGGCGGTGCCACACATCGTTTGCCATGCCGCGGGGCAGGATCAGCTCATTGCTCTGCACCTCATACAGCAGCAGTTCCCGCGGGATGCTGTAGGTGGGCAGGCCCAGGTAAGCGGCGCGGGTGTAGGCCGGGTTAGGGATGGTCAGTTCCTCCATCAGGGCACGGCGCAGTGCGGCGGGGCAATCGGTCAGCCGCAGACGGCCATCCAGGGTGAAGATCATGGCAGCACCTCCGGGCAGGGCAGGCGGTACTCTTCCAGCGCCTGGGGGATGGTGTGGGGCATATTGCCCAGCGGCACGCTGCCGCGGTCCCCGGCCAGGATCGGCCCGCGCACCCTGCACCAGGGGATGAACGCCACGGTGGGCGGTTCTGTCCGGCGCACGGCAATCAGGGCCGCACCGCCTGCATCCTCAAACCGGCTCAGGTTTTCAATTTCGTTGGGGCGCAGGGCCGAAAACGGCAGGTTTCCGCGCTGGACCGCCTTGCACTCAATGCCAAGCGCCGCGCCCTGAACCATGGCGGAAATATCAAAAGGCTGGCCTGCCCATGCTTTGGGCCAGCAGCGGGCCCAGCTGTTGGGGGCGGCGTTCAGCTCCTCGCAAAGGTCTTCTTCCCACTGTTTGCCGTTGCGGCTGCGTTGCTGCTGCAGTTTATTGCGCTGGTTCCTGCGCCGGTTGGCTGGGATCATGGGCGCTGCCCTCCTTTTTCTGTTTCATGGCTTTCAGCAGGCAGGCTTTGCACAGCGGGCGGCCAACGTATTTTTGCGCCATGGCAGCGCACTGGGCGGCGGGGATCAGCTCGCCGGTGGATTTTTGTACACTGTCCTTGATGCGGCCGCCGCAGTCGGCACACAGGATGCGCACCGGCTCTTTGCCCTCGTTCAGCCAGGCGGCAAGGTCTTTGCCCAGCTGCGGCGTGATGACGGCGCCGAACCCATCCAGGAAGGTGACGTCCTTGCTGGTGGTGGCAATGTGGTTGCGGGCAATGTTCAGCACAATGTCAAACTCATATTCCAGGTTTTCGCGCTGGATGGGGGCAAGCCCCAGCTTGACCGGCTCCATTTTGCCGCGCTCATTGGGCTGCAGGGCATAGTCCTGCTTGACGCGCAGGGTGCAGATGGTGTGGCAGGGGACCGAAAGGATGGTATCGACCATGGTGTTCTGCAGCTTGCCCGCCGCGTTCCAGGCAGTGTAGCTGTTCTGGCCGCGCTGGGTGGCGGCGATCGCATCCTTGTATTCCAGCACACCGCCTGCACCGGCCCATGCGTGGGACAGGCTGTCCACGATGACAACGCCGTCCGGGCCGACAATATCGGCCCCCATCCTGACGTACTGAATGTACTTTTCCACACTGTAGGGCGGGTCCATGTGTGCGTGCAGGAACTGCCCGGTGGGGATGGGCAGGTCGCTGCGGGCGGCGTATTCCAGGGCGCGGTCGTGTTCGGTATCGATCAGGGCAACTTTGCCCCAGTCCCCGGTCATGCCATAGGCAATGTACAGGGCGCTGAGAGTTTTGCCGCCGCCGGATACCCCCTGCAGCGCCATGCGCAGCTTGGTTTTTTGCCGTGCGGCAGGGGCAAACAGATTCAACGGTTCAGGCATCAGGTATCCTCCTTTTGATTTTTGGCTGCCTGGCGGGCGGCCAGGGTGCAGATCATGTCCAGCACTTCGCGCTTGTCATACAGCGGCGAATCGGGACGGTAAGGGTTATCGCCGTAAGTGTTCCGGCGCTTGGCTTCCGCATTGCGGCAGCGGGTTTCAATGCTGTTCAGCTCGGCGCAGCGCAGGGCAGAAAAGGCGGTGGCTTCCGGGTTAAAGGGAATCCCGCCGCCCCCGGCCATCCGGGTCAGCTCGGCCACCTGCTCGGCGGCAACATACAGGCCGGGCAGAACGGCTTTCAGGTCCGTGATGGCGTTCTCGATCTCCACGGGGGAGGGGTACAGGTTTTCCTGCAGGCGCATCAGGGCATCGGTCAGGATGCCGGCCGCACGGTTGACCTTTGCCTCCGCGCGGATGAACTGGTGCTCGGTGGAAAGGGGGCCGAACAGCAGCACGGCGCGGGTCAGGGTGGTGTTATCATACAGGTGTGTCACAGGCGGTCCTCCTCCCAGCAGTCCAGGGCTTCCAGCTTGGATGTGGTAGCCGGGGCAACGCAGTTTTCCGTTTCCAGGAACAACAGGCGGCCTTCCCGTCCCCAGCGGCCCCAGGGCATCTGGGTTTCATCCTTTGCGGGCAGCAGGGTCCCGCCGCCGGTGGTGGCCAGGGTGCCCAGCATGGCGGTCAGGTCGGTGCTGAACCAGTACATCTGGCCGGTGCGGGTCTGGGCAAGCTGCAGCGTTTCGGTGCGCAGCGGGGAAAGAATCAGGTCCTCCCCGCTGCGGCCAATCAGGGCGGCCAACTCCGGCGGCTGGCAGTCCAGGGGTTCCGGATCCGGATAGCCTTTGTACCAGTAGCCGGAACCGGGGCGGGGCAGGCCGTGCAGCCACTCTGCCAGGCAGCCCAGAACGGCGGGCGGGCAGTTGCCCCATTCGCATACAAAGCACCAGCCCCCGCCGCACAGGACCAGCACATCATGTTCGTTCCGCCAGATCTTGCACCCGGCGGCTTTGGCGGCTGCTTTCATGCGTTTTACAATCGCTTTTTCGTTCATCAAAAATCATCCTCCTCATCCTCATCGGCCCAGCCGTCCGGGGCGCAGGCGGCCAGGGTATCCAACATGCCGCGGGCAGCTGTGCGGGCGCGGCGGGTCACGGTGTCAAACAGTTCGGCATCCAGGGCTGCGGCGCGCAGGTTGGCCCGCAGCACGGCGCAAAAGCCGTCCATGGCATCGGCTGCGGCATCCACGATCCGTTGGCAGGCATCGGCATCGGGGCGGGCCGCGTCCAGCTGCTGCTGGGTTTCGGCCAGCTGGCGCAGCAGCTCTGTGTTCTGTGCGCGGGATGTTTCGGCCAGCTTTTGAGCTGCATCAAACACGCGGTCCTCGCCCTCTTTGCGGTACTTTTCAATGTCGGCTTCACTTGGCGGGCAGACAGCCACATCCTGCGGGCGGTTTTCCAATTCCCTGAGGCGGGCGTTCAGATCGGTGTTCATCTCCTGCCGCAGGGCGGCGGTTTTTTCGGCATCGGCGGCGCGGGCTTCCGCTTCCTTTGCCCGCTGTTCGGCTTCGGTGGCGCGGCGCAGGGCGGAATCTTCGTTTTTGTGGGCGGTGCGGTAGCTTTCCTGGGCACCGGTGGCGGCGGCTTGCAGCTGGCGGTTCTGCTCATGCAGGCCGTCAACATCGGCCAGGGCGGCATCGCGGGCGGCTTCGGCGGCGGCTGCGGCATTGAGGGCGTTCACCCGGTCGGCGCGCAGCTGCTGGTTTTCTTTCAGCAAATCCTGGTATTGCTTGTGGGTGGTAATGTCGCCGGATTTGACGGCCTGCACCAGATCGGCGGGGGCGCTGGGTTTGGCGGCAGCATATAATAAGGAAGGGGAAAGCTCTTCCAGCACTTGCTGCTGGCGGGGGCTGCTGGAATCAAACAGCTTTGCCACCTGCAGCAGCCGCTCGGCCGCCTTGCGGTTTAGACCGACACTCTCGCACCAGCTCCCGAAGGTCTTTTCGCTGTCGGAAAACGCCCCCTTACCATTGCGACATTTTGTCGCAATGGTGACGCACAGTGCGTCGTGCGCAATGGAAACGCCATCCGCCATGCGGCGCAGGCCCATTTCGGCCAGCTTGCGTCCCGATGTGTACATCTGTTCGGCCAGGTGCAGGTCGGTAACGGTTTGGGCATCCAGCCCCGAATAATCAAACTCCGCTGCCGAACAGGCAGTTTCCGCATCGGACAGGCTTGACATTGCAGCAGAAGTGCCCGCAGGGGAGCAGGGGCCCGGCGGGCAGCTGTTTGCATCCGTCTGGGTGGTCGATGTTTCCTCCGCCAACGTGGCAGCAGGGGCGGCCATAGTCACAGCAGCATCCGCATTCGGGGCAGTCGTGTTCACTTGGCATGGTGGTTCCTCCTTGTTGGACAGCGCGCGCAGGGCTTTTACCACAGCGTCCGGTACCTCGTAGTCATCCTTCAGGATGCCGAAGCATCTCCCCAGCCAGTCTTCCTGCGTCAGGTCAGGCTCTTTGGTCTGGGCCTTGGCGTACTGCTGGGCGGCAAAATCGCTGGGTACCCATTTGTTTTGGTGTTTGTCCCAGAACCAGAATCTGCCGTGCTTTAAGGCGTACAGCAGGTGGTTGTCCTGGTTCTGGCAAATCATGTGGTCAGTCAATCTTCTACCTCCATGTTGATCAGTGCTTTGCGCTGGGCGGCACCGGTGTCTGCGGCGCTGTAGCACAGGCTGATCTTTTCCAGTTGTTTGACCTTGCTGCTCGCTGCCTCGGCCAGAATGCTGCGCACGGTTTCGTGCAGCAGCAGTTCGGCATCCTTGCGGTTGTGGGCAAAGGCAGCGCGGATGGCGTCATACTCGTTCATGGCGTTACCTCCACAGGGGTGAATTTCTGAAGCAGCTCTTCGGCCAGCGGCTTGGGAAGGTCCGTCATGCGGGCGTTGCGCCAGCCCACAAGGCAGAGCCGCCCATAAAACCAGCGGCCATTGTAATGCCGGGTCGGCAGGCTTTGCCCGGCCTGCGGCAGATAAAACAGCGCGGCAAACCGGTTGCTGATCGGGCAGCGCTGCGCGTACCCGCCCATAAAGCGCTGCAGCTCCTGCAGGGTGTCCGGCAGGCGGTAAAGTTCCGGCTTTGCGCCGGGGTCAATCACGATTCCGCGCATGTTGCCACCTCCCGCAACGTGATCGCGGCCCAGCCGCCCAGCAGGCAGGCTGCCAGCCCGGCCAAGGATGCCGCCCCGCCGCCCTGGGCCAATGCGGCCACGGCACACAGCGCGCCCAGCCCGCAGGCCGTTAGCGTGAAATTGGCGAAAGCCTTGCAAATGGGGCTGATGTGGGGTAAAATACAGGTGATGAAATTTTTCGTCTGGCCGTCACGGTGCTGCAACACCGGGGCGGCTGTTTTTGTTTGGGGCATTGTCGTTCTCCTTTCAGATCGGCCCAGGGTCGCTGTGCCGGTGGTGATAGTTGGTTTGCGGTGCGGGGGCAAGGCCGCTGTGCGCGGGGCCGGTGCGGCGCGCAATGAACTCGGCCAGGCCGTCTTCGGTCACCAGGTGTTTGCGCGCCACGTTGACCGTGGGCCCAAACTCCCCGGCCCGCACAAGCTGCTGCACGGTGGATCTTTGGATGCCCAGCATCTCGGCCAGGCGGTCGGCGGTGTAGAGGGTCATGGGGTTACCTCCTTTTAGCGATGCTGCATAAGCCAGCGTTCAATTTTTTCGCAGATATGACAGATGTTGTCAAAAAAATTGACTTTCTGCTCAGTAATGAGTATCTTTAACATAAGGGCGAGTTTGTCCATAAAACCTCCTAAGAAAGGAATGAGAATAATGAGCGATGAAAAAGAATCGAAAACGATTAACATTAGTCCCTTGCCAAGTTGTGTGGATGATACAGTGAAAGAAGCACTAAAGCCAGCAGCCAAGGGAATCGGAACCCTTCTGGGGGATTTGCTGAGCATGGCAACGAATAGCATTCATTTTAAGGCGGAGAAAGCACGCATTCAGCAAAAGCATGACTTGGAAGTGTTCAAGGCTAGTCTGACAAAAAAGCTTGAAGAAAAGCCTGAGAATTGTCTGATTGAGCCGCGTCTCCAAGTTGTCGGGCAAGCGATGGATAGTGCTAAATACTGCTTGAACGAAGAAGAAATTCGAAAAATGTTTGAAAATCTTATCGTTAATGCAGCTGACAAAAGATATCAGTCACAAGTCCACCCATCATTTCCGACAATTATTGCTCAAATGTCGCCATTGGATGCTGAAAACTTGGCATTACTCAGAAGTAGAGATGCTTATCCTATTGTTAGCTATCGACTTATAACTTCAGAAGATGGTGGATACGCTGATGGGTTCAAAAACTTTTTCCTTGGAAACGCAAACATGCAAAGCTTCCAGGACTTTGAGTTGCAAGCAGCATCTATGACATCGTTGAATCGGTTGGGGTTGACGGAGATTAGTTATTCAGAACACTTTAGCGATGATGCTGTATATGAGCCCTTTAAACACACATTGGTTATGGAAGAGATGCAGAAAATAGTGCGCCATCAATCAATGTACAAGCGAGCGGATTTTCAAAGGGGATTGGTCAGGCTTACACCAATGGGAAAGACATTTGTAAGGGTTTGTTTCACCTCCTAAAAAATCCAGCCCTTCCGGTTCAAAGTCCGGACTATGGGACAGGGGTTGTGGTAGAATGGTGATAGCTGTTAGGAATGCTCCACAAGGTCATCAATGCGGACGCCGAAGTGGTCGGCAATCTTAGCAGCTGTTGCCAGGGTAGGGGCGCCGCCGTTCTTCCAGCGCTGGGCATTGCCTTTACTCAGGCCAAGCGTTTTGAGAACGGTGGTAGCACTTTCACCATGCTGTACGCATAAATTTGTGAAAGTGTTCCAAAAGTTCAAAAAAATGCACCTCTCTTTCCATTTCATATTGACGTAAGTGCACTTTTGTAGTACTATGAAGTTGCTAAACATCAGTTTTAACGCGGTGCCCTCATGTCATAAGTGCATTATAGGGCATTTAAGTGCACTTTGCAAGTGATTCAATGCACTTTTCTGCACTTCTGCGTTTTGCACAAATTCCGGAGGTGCATTTTAGTGTTTTTTGATACGCTGCAAGCACTCTGCGATGAAAAAGGCATCGCAATGTCAGCACTGCTTGATCAGGTCGGGATGAGCCGCGGGAATATCGCGCGCTGGAAAGCGACCGATAATCCGCCCAAACCAGCTACCTTAATAAAGCTGGCAGAGGCGCTGGGCGTTGACCGCAAACGTCTGGAAAGGGCAGCTGAAAGCCAGGAAGCGGAGACAGAAATGTCTGCCCACGACATCCTGGACGATGTGGATATTGCTTTTTACGGTGAATATAAAGAGCTTTCCGAAGATGACAAAGCAGTGCTGCGCGATATGGTCAGGGTGATGCGAGATCGCCGGGCCAAGAAAAAGCAGGAGGAATAAATCCAGTGTTTCAGTTGTCCGACTTTTACGGATATTGCAAACAAAATGATGTGGATGTTATGCCGTTCGCAATGCTGCCGCGGGCAGCCTGTACGGTGCGGGACGGGCAGAACTACGCTGTTGTGCTGAACTTCAAGCGTCTGCATACCGTGCGCCAGATGCGCACCGCCATGCTGCATGAATCGGGCCACCTGCACACAGGCGCACTGCATAAGGTGGACAGCCCGTTCCAGTTGGTGGAGCAGAACGAATACCGCGCCGATGCGGACGCGTTCCGCCGCTGTCTGCCGCCGGAAGAAATCCGCACGGCGATACGGGCAGGCTACACAGAACCCTGGCAGTTGGCAGAATATTTTGACCTGGACGAAGACTACATAAAAAAAGCCCTGCACTACTGGACGCAGTGCAGGGGAGTAGACTTTAACCAATAAATAAGGGAGGAACACAATCATGGAACCTGTAAACCATTGCCCGCATTGCGGTGCGGCTATTGATGTAAATGCCAGTGTGTGCCCGGAATGTGGACAGGAGCTGGTAAAGCGTAAGTATTGCCCGCACTGCGGGGAACGCATTGATGCCGACTGCATCATCTGCCCCAAGTGCGGCAAACAGGCAGGGGAGCTGCCGCAGGATAAGCAGATCAATATTGTCAATAACAATAATTCCAGCGCATCGGCAGCCGCCAGTGCATCGGTGGGCGTCAGAACTGCGGTGCGCGGAAAATACTGCAATAAGTGGACGGCATTTTTCCTGTGCCTGTTCCTGGGGTATTTCGGTGCGCATAAATTCTATGAAGGGCGCATCGGCATGGGAATCCTGTATCTGCTTACCATTGGCCTGTTTGGCATTGGCTGGATTGTTGATATCATTCTGATTTTGATGAAGCCGAACCCATATTTTGTGGCCAGATAAAGCCCGAACAAAATAAAAACGCCCCCGGTGCGCCAACACCGAGAGCGTTTCCATAGATCAGCTTGCCCACAAAAGTGGATACAATCGACCCGACAATCGTATTGTACCACCTCCGGGCAGGCTTTACAAGCAATGCTTGTAATTTCGCCTGCGGCGAAACCGCCTTGTGCGGTCACAGGCCACGCGTGGCCTGCGTTTGGCGCTCCCCATCCGCTTGCGCGGCTGTGGCCCCACGCGCCAAACCCCGCAGCTTACAACCCATACCTTGGAGGTGTATTTTTATGCCCAAACAAACATTAAAGCGCCGTCCAGATGGCCGCTACCAGAAGCGGATCACCCTTTCCAACGGCAAAACGCGGCTGGTGTATGGCCGCACCGAAGCGGAACTGAAAGCCGCGGTGCGCTCCGTGCAGGCGCAGGATGAAGCGGGGCTGGAAGTGGGGGACCACACCCTGGTGGGCGAGTGGGCAAAAATCTGGCTGCGCTCCTACAAGCAGGGGCTGCGGCCCGCCACCACCAAAATGTACCGGGATGCCTACAATCTGCACATCATGCAGCACATTGGATGCATGGAGCTGCAGGAGGTGCGGCCGGTACATATCCGGGCCATTATGGCGGAGATTACGGAGCAGTCGGAATCCCTGCAGCACAAGGTGCTGATCACGGTGCGGCAGATCATGCAGACGGCCCAAGCAAACCACCTGATCCGCGATGACCCCACCGACGGCATCCGCATTACGACCCACGCGCGCCCTAAGCAAAAGAAATACCTGACGCAGGACGAAGCGGAGGAGCTGTTGTCCTCTATTGCGGAGCCGCGGGCCAAGGTGTTTTGCGCGCTCTGCTACTACTGCGGCCTGCGCAAGGAAGAGGCCCTGGGCCTGCAATGGCGGGACATCGGCCCGGCGGCGCTGGTTGTCAGCCGAGCCGTGACCTTTGCGGGCGGCAATCAGCCGGACCCCAGTATGGAACTGAAAAACGCGGCTTCCCACCGCCTGGTGCCGGTGCCCGCCAAGCTGCGGGCGATTCTGGATGCCACCCCGCGCCTGGGAGAGCACGTTGTGACCAAAGCTGACGGCGGCGTGATGACGCAATCAGCCTATAAAAAGATGTGGGCTTATTATGTGGCGGGGGTGTCACTGCTGCCGGTGCACGCCCACATGCTGCGCCACAGCTATGCCACCTGCCTGTACCACGCCGGTGTGGATCTGCGCACCGCCCAGCAGCTGCTTGGTCACGCCAGCATCGAGATGACCGCACGGATCTACACCCACTTGGAAGCCGAAGACGGCCTGAAAGTAAGCGGCAAACTGGACGATTATTTCAACTCTGCCCTGCCCGCCGCGGATAGTACGGCGGGAACTGCCTGACTACAAACTGACTACATCCCGGAGCCATTCTGACTACTTTTGACTACCTGAGACTAACGGTAAAACGATAATTTGAACGCTGTATCGTTGCCCGGTACTGACTCTTAATCAGTGGGTCCTGGGTTCGAGTCCCCGATGGTGCACCAGAAAAAGCGCGGTAGAATGTGCAAAACATTTGCCGCGCTTTTTGTTATGCATTGGGCTGACTACTTTTTGACTACAAAAGGAAAAGAGCCGAGATAAAATCTCGGCTCTTTTTATGCATAAATTAAAGAATAAATTGTAGTACAACTGTTGCAACAAAAGCAACAGCACATGCAATCCAAAGTGCGCATTTATGCTTTCCGTTTGGGTAAAAGGTACGGATCAATGCAATCAGGAAACCAATAGATGTTACAGTAGAAAAGTTCATTGTAAGCAACATTTTCATTGTAACATTTTCTGCAGTGGCAAGCGATACATTGACATTGATAAGGCTAAAAATGGCAACGAAAATTCCCATAATGGCAAGAACGTTGCCATACATATTTTTTTCTATGTCCTTAACGTTTTCAACTTTCTTTTCGATATCAACCATATCTTTGGATAGGGTTGAAGTATAATCGCCCAGTCCGCGATAGTCAAACTCGGACTGAAAACCTCCAGCATAAGGTTTGTCAACGGGCAAATCTAACTTTACAAAAAGAATAGAAGCAATGCCCTTAGTGCAATCAAGCTTAATAGCTTGTTTTGAGACGTTTGTGATTCGGAAATAAATGTTAGTTTTATGCCCTGGTTGATAAATCGGAGCGGTCAAACTTAGTCCTTGACGAATACGGCTGTTTCGCAAAGAAACATATGCCATTACATCGCTGGGGAGGTCGATTACTTCTTTTGACTTAACAAAAACTGAATCGTTAGGAGCCAGAGAAATATTTGACTTTTCAGCTTCCTGACCTACATAGAAACCAGAAGTAGTCAAGTCGTAGCCAATGGAGAAAAACTGATCGCTCTTAGCATCAGAAATAAGAGGCTTATTTTGTGCTGTGAGTTCCTGATTCAGTGTACGGAGCTCTCTGTCGGTTAATACCATCGTTCAAACTCCTTCTTTCATATGAATTACATTTTATTATAGTCCTACAATACTTAAAAGTAAAGGAAAATGCCTGAAAATAAGGCATAAAAAATAAGCGACGGGCAATCCCTGAAAAGAGGGAAAGCCCGCCGCTTTAATTATGGATTATTTAATTTGCTGGTAACTTGCTGGTCAGTTGGCTTTTCCGATCTGTTTGATAACCTGATCCGCACCGGTAGCCGCAAGACCGGAAACAATGCCCACGGCCAGGGCGGTCAGGGGATCGGCGGCCGGGAAGTCCGGCACGTTGATGTACATGGCGGCAAGGCCCAGTAGGCCGCCAAGGGCGCCGCAGATGGACGGCAGCCATTTGTTAGCCAGCGGGGTCTGCTTGACAGCCGTTGCGGCAAGGTAGCAGATAACGGTGATGCAGGCAACGGATGCGATGCCAAAAGATGCAAAATCCATGATTTTTTCCTCCTATGTATTCGTGTTCAGGCGGTCCTGTTCTCGAGGTCGGTGATGCGGTGGTTTGCCACGCGCATCTGCTCTTCAAGTACGGGGACCCGCTGGGCAAAGTTGTTGTGTGCGCGGACCTCGCGGGTCAGTTCTTCCAGCTTAGTGTCGGTTACTGCCTGTGCGGTGGCCATGCGCTGTTCTGTGCGCCGCTGCCCGGCAAGATTGGTAATAATAACGCCGATAAGGCTCAACCCGCCAGTAATCAGCGCAACAACAATAGCATCCACCAAATCACTCCTCCACATATTCGGCCTTGTACAGCCCTGCATCAATCAGTTGCAGCTCTGCACACTTGCGCATAATGTACCAGGCATCGCCGCTGGATACCGGCCCAATGTCCAGCACCCACTGGTTGCCATCCGCACAGGTTTCGCGGTACAGGCCCGCTGCAATCAGCCCCAGCCCCTCGCACAGGGCGCGGATGGTTGCGCGGTCGCCGCTGGAGATACGGCCAATGGTGATCCGCTGCTTGTCCAGCTTGTTGGGGGTGGTATCCTCCGGGGTGGACGCGGTGTGGCCCTGCAGGCCCGCCTGGATCATCAGCTGCTCATAGTCCTTATAGACCCGGTTGCAGTCCAGGCTGGTGCCGTAGCCGGGGATGCCCAGCGCGTTGCGGCTGCTGTACTGCCAGATGCCATACGGCAGGGGGCAGGTGCACTTGCTGCTGTACTGCGCTACCCAAATATCATATTTGGACAGGAACTTGTGGTCCAACCGATTGCGGATAAAATCGCAGCTAGCATACAGGATGCCGTAATACCCTGCGGCCTCAATCTCCGACAAAAAGGCCTGTACAAGTGCCGTGCGCTGCGCGTTGGTCAGGCGCAGGATGCACGGCTCGTACTCGATATCATACGCCACCGGCAGGCACAGATGCTTGCCCTTGATCGCGGCCAGGCAGCAGCGGGCCTCCTGGCGGGCTTCCGCCGGGGTGCTGGCGTAGCTGTACCAGTACACGCCGTACTGGATGCCCAGGCGGGCACACTCAGCTGCGTTGCGCTCAAACTGCGGGTCAACCTGACTGCTGTAACGGCCATACCCGGCGCGCAGCATGGCGTGGCGGATGCCCTTGTCATGCGCCGCCTGCCAATTGAATTTGCCCTGATGCTTCGATACGTCGATTGCGTAATACATACGCTTCACTTCCTTTGCGTGTTGTATGCTGCTGTAACTGCCCAGCTCGACCGCGCTGCTGGCCGTGCTAAAATCGTTGTCCAGCCAGTTCAGTGGGTTGGTGTGGCTGCCCTTCCACCGTACTTCAAAGTGCAGGTGTGCGCCGTAGCAGTTGCCGGTATCGCCGCTGTAACCGATCAGCTGGCCTTCCTGTACCTGCTGCCCCTGCGCCACGCAGAGCTTGCTCAGATGGGCGTACAGCGTTTCCAACGTGCCGTACTTGTAGGTTGCATGGCGCAGCTTGACCATGTTGCCATAGCTGTTGATGTCCCCCTGGGTGCGCTTGCCGTTCCAGCGGTAGGCCGTCTCCACCGTGCCGGCCTCTGCGGCGTATACTGGCGTGCCGACGGCGGCGCGGAAATCCAGCGCCCGGTGCAGGCTGCCATCATTGTAGAGCCAGCCTGCGGTGATAATGTGCTGGGCCAGCGGCCAGTGAAGCAGGACGTCTTCATTTTCCAGTCTCATATCATATACCTCTCGTTACAATCGCGCTGATCGCCGTCAGTCCACTCGGCAGGCCAGTCAGTTTTCCGTTGCTGATGCTTAGACTCAAACTGGTACTGCTTGGGCCGCCGTATATGGCGCCCTTGTGGTACTTGTCGCCCTCAAACGCGACCAGGCTCGTAGTCTGCTGGCCCCAGCCACCGGAACTGGTCATGGTGCCGTAGCCCCAGATCTTGATTGCCCCGTCAGTGCGCTTAAAATTCACGCTGGGGCTGGTGGTCGTGACGGCGTATGCCTCAACGTTGTTATCGCTTTCGGCAGGCTCCGCAGTACCGGTAACTTTTAACCCAGCTGTACTTGTAAATGTTTTGCCTTTTGCAACATCCGCAGCGGTAGCGTCGCCAAAAAGAGTAACATCGGCTCCAAGCTCTATGTAGCTATCGGTCCGCATGATTTGGTCGTTGCCAATCCAGGGCATTTTTATGTTGATTAAATCCCTTTTGTCGTCACGTTTCAACGTGACATATTCAGAGCCCCAAGTAAAATAGGTTTTTGTTTCCCCTTTTGCAGTCTCGTACAGATCGCCCGTGATTTTGGCCCCCTGCACATACGCCGTTTTGCCCCTAGCAATATCTTTCGCTGTCGCCGTTGCATCGCTGGTATCCGTGCCGCTTGTGGCGGGGCGAGTGCCAGTGATCTGCATGCCGGTGGCATCGTGCGCAGTTACACCCTCCACCAGATCGCTGGGGGTCACGGTGTCGCCGGTCAGATCAAGGGCGATCTTATCATTGATAACCACCTTGTTTACGGCCATGCTCAGCCCCCAATCGTCAACGTCTGGCCGCCAGCCGCATTATCAACGTATGTGGCCGGGATAGCCGCCACCGTAACCTGGGACAGGCAGTTGTATTCGCTGTCCGGCAGCACAACCTGCTGCTCGAAAGACGGCGTAACGCTCTTAGCCTGCGGCTTCATGCCCTCACTGCCGCTCATGCTGCCAACCACGCCAAGAACAGTAACGCCTTCACGGATGTTGGCAGGCACCAGCTTGGCTTGTTCGGTCGCCGCGATAGTCACTCCGCCAGCGCCGTCGTGGAAGCCCATGGGAATTGTATACTTCCCAGCAACGGTGGCAATCTCGCCGTGTACCTCGCCATTGTTCGGCATTGTGCCGGTCATTTTGGCACCACGCGCGTAGAACGTTTTTCCGGTCAAAACCTCCGCTACGGCTGCGGTGGCATCGCCGGTATCCGCGTCTTTGGTGCTGGTGCCGGTAATGGGGGCACCGGACTTGTCGTGCGCCGTGATTCCTTTGGCCAGCTTGTCCGGGGTTACGGTGTCTGCGGTAAGGTCCAGCTTCGTTTCCTTGCCGATAACCACCTTATTCACGTATTTATTGGGCATTGTAGTATTCATCTCCTATAATCAGTGTGTAGCCGCTTGAATCGTTGGATACCTCATACTGCGGTATCTTGCGGATTGTTACGTCCTGCTGCATCAGCCGCTTTGCGGTGGGCAGGGTCTGCGCCGAGAACAACGGTGTGATGTCATACGGCCCGCTATACTCCGGCGCACCCACCACTGCGGTGCCGGTCACGTCCACCCGCACGGATGCCGCCCCGGCAATGCGCACCGATACGGCGCTCTGTTGGGCCACTCGCACCTGGATCATGCACCATCAACCTCCTGGAATAAGGTCGGGCTCATTTTGAGCGTCAAAATCTCCGTCTGCGGCTGGTCAGTGCTGTCCCGCAACGTGATGCGGGTGTCCATGTACAATGCTTCGCCGCCCAGGAATTTGTACGTTTCTTCCCGCGTCCAGGGGATAAGGATGATGTTCTGTCCTTCCTGCCGGGTGCAGTCATCCGGCCAGACGTTGGATTTAATGGCCGGGAAGCCTTTGCAGCTCTTCTGCTTGAACACAAATTCGATCCGGCTCACATCATCCAGATCCATCCCGATTTCCACGGGCAGCACGAATTGCGTTCCCTGTTTCATTCGTTTTTCTCCTGGCTCGGCTGGTTCTCCGCTGCCATTTCCTCTGCAGCCATATTTTCACGTACAGCAGACAGCACGCTCTCTAAAATCAGCTCAGATACCGCGTACGGGATCTTGGCATCATTCAGGGCAGCAATAATCTTGCGTCTGCACTCTTTGATGCGTTTTGTATCGGTCGTAGTCTGCACCCCCTTATGTGTCACAGCCGCGCATTTACAGCGTCTTTCAAGGTTTTGATAGCGGCCAGAAGATCCTCATCCAGAGCCACGAAGGAGGCCCTGTTGTTCTGGCTGGTGATGTTGCCGTTGTCGTCCAGTTCCATGTATGTGTAGCTCACGCGTTCGCCTTCGGCGGGCGTAACGACCGCCCCGCCAGATAATTTTTTCATGTTAATCTCTCCGATTCATCCAAAAGAATGTCTGCGGTTTCGTCCGCTCCGGTATCTATTTCCAACAATTCGGTTGCGACATCGGTGCCGGCCTCCTGCGCACGGGCGGCAGTGCTGGCGGCCAGCTCAATGCCCGCCGGGGTACCAGCGGGATAGCTGCTGTCACTGCGATCGGCATAGCTGCCCTCATAGCCGCGCTGGGCGGCCATGCAGAGCCATGCAAATTGCTGACCTGGTGCGCCGTGTATAATGGCATACTGGCCGCAGTTTTCGGCCCACAGGTGGCCGGTTCCATCGCAATCCGTCAGCAGCCAGGCGGGCTGCCCGTGCTGGGCGATGGTCTCCGCATAGCGCGGGTCAAGGGCAATCAGGCACCAGCCTTCGGGACCGCACTGGCCCTTGCCCCAGTCCGCAAAGGTTGGCACCGGCGTCTCAAAGGCGGCCATTTTCAGCGCGCCGAAGCTGGTAGGCACCACGCGGGATTTGCTGCCCCAAACGTCCAGATTGTGTACATTCAGCTTGCCGGAGACACCCACCCGGGTCGTGTTAAAATCGGCATCGCTGTCATCGCTGCGGTTGTAGGTGATCTGCATTCCAATGTAAGATGTGGGGTCGAGTCCGTTGACCCAGCCGTACTTGGCGTACTTGCTGCACGCGCCGATGTAGCTGCTGCCCGCCTCTGAGTACAGCACGCCGGTTAATCCAATCGACCCGGTGTTGATGGTGGCATACCATGCGATGTGCCGGTTGTCCAAAAATACGCGCTCACCGGCCTCGGTGCCCATACGTATCCAGGCGTTGTCCAGGTCGTACACGGTGGTGTAGTTGAGGTTATGCAGCTGCCCGGTCGTGATGTTGCCGCCGTTGATGATTGTCTTGTCCTGGTTCCAGGTACTCAAATCCGAGAATGTCACCACGCCGGATAGGTTGATCTGTGCGCTGGTGATCTCTGTTCCGCCTGCCGTCAGCTTGATGGTACTGCTGGTTCCGCTTGTGCTGGCCGTCAGTTTAATTTCGCTCACCGTCTGCTTGATCTCGGTCTTGGTTTCGGCGGTAGTCAGATAGTCGCCGGTGCTGGCCGTCCACGCGGTCGGGGCATTGCCCATCTGCACCATGGGGTGCATGATGGTCAGATCGTTGGTAACGGTGGCGTTGTCGTTGGCTGTGCTTACAAACAGGCCGTCCGCATATCCGTCCGCGGTCGCCGTGAACGCCGCCCAGCGCAGCTTCCAGCCGTTGTCCAGCTCAATGTCCTGCTTCGCATCTTTGAATGCATTGCCGTAATAACTTTTTGTGCCGCTGGAAGATTTTGTTTCAAATTGCAGGAACAGACTGTCTGTGCCTGAATTGAGCTTGTACAGCACGGATGCGCAATAGGTCATGCCCTTGGCAATCACCAGCGTTTTGTCCGCGCCAAAGTGAAAGCGGGTGTTCTGCGCCCTATTGGTCACCCGGACGGATTCACCGCTGATCGTGTATGTCCCTTTTTTGCTCAGATCATTGCCGCCTGCATCCAGGGTCGCATTGTTCCAGTCGTCGGTGCCCACAATAATATTGTTGCCGCCGGTGATCCGCTGCGTTACCGTCTGGGTAATGCTGTCGGCTTTCTGGTCAATCGCGGATACTGATTCTTTAACGGTTTTGAATTCCTTCTTGGTGCTGTCCAGGTCGTTGGAAATGGTTGTGGTGGTTTCTTTCAGGCTGCGGACTTCCGTTTTGATTTCATCCGCCGATTGGGAGATCAGGCTTTTGGCGTTTTCCTCTGTTATGTAGTCCCCGCTGCTAGCTGTCCACGCGGTCGGCGCATTGCCGTATTGCAGCATGGGGTGAAGCAGCGAAAACTTGTTGGTGTAGCTGCCGCCATACCCCGCCCTTATGCTGCCGCAGCCAAGCTCGACCGTGTCCAGAACACCCGTAGCGTCGGGTGTCCATGTGCCATACCGCAGCACCCAGCCGTCTGTCTGCTCAATTTCAAGCTGATTTTCGGTGGTTATGCTGGTATAGTAAGAATTTCCGTTGTCGGCGGCATACGTAAGGCTCAGGCACAACCCGTCGGTGCCGGAAATTGGTTTGTACATGACGGACAGGCACAGGGTAACGCCTTTGGTAATGCGAGCGCCACCGGTATTGAAAATAAAATACCGATTGGAACCTGCGTTTGTTACGGTCGCGCTGCCGGTATCGTTGTACGTGGCCGAACTGCCGCCGATCGCGTTACCTCCCAATTTAGCGTTCTTGAAGCTCTCACTGCCCAGGATCAGGTTGCCGCCGCCAGTGATTTTGGTGTCTTTTTTCACCTCAGAGGAAAGCCCGTCCACCGTTGCTTTCAGGTCGGTGTACTTGCCGGTCAGGTCGCTGGCCTTTACTTCCAGGCCGTCCACGCTGGTCTTGATCTCCAGCATCTTGCCAGTCAGGTTCTTGTAGCTCTGGCTGTTCACGGCGCTGGAACTTTCCCGGCTGGCGCTGCCCACGCTCTCAAAGCTTGCCTTGCCGGAGGAGATTGTGGCGCTCATCAGGTAGGTGTCGAACTCCCGCCCGCGCGCGTCCTTAACGTGCACGATCTGCCCGCAGGCAAGGCCGGAGCTGCTGGGCACGGCCACTTTGCAGGGGGTGTAGGTCACGTTTTTCAGCACGTTGTACAGGTTTTGGACAACGCTTTTCAGGTTGGCTTCGGTGCCGGTTGTCAGCAGCAGATTGCCCTGCACCGCATAGGTGTTGGTGGCAGTGGTGCTGTCGGGGTAGATGACCCCCACGTCACTGTCCGACTGCCGGATCTGGACTTTTTCAATGGCCTTGACCGTGTAGTCCTCGTAGCTCAGGCTGTCAGCATAATAGGCGGTGCTGTTGCTGGCACCGTCCGGGGTGATTTTAACAGTGCTGCGCTTGTCTGTGTAGGTCAAGAATTGCAGCTTGCCGTCTGCATTCATGTGGGCGTAGCAGCCTGCTGCTTCCGCCGCCCAGGAGATAATCTGTCGGCAGGTTAAATCATCCGCATAGAACGCCTGCACGCTGTAGCTGCCATTGATGGGCAGGCTGCTGCTGGCCAGCGTAACCCCCGCCCGCTGGCAGGCCAGCTGAACCAGCTGCCAGATAGTTTTGGGGAACTGTGCCTGATTGGCCCGCAGCCAGCCGGAGAAGTCCGCATCCAGCTTGGACATGGTGTCGTAGGCCGTGATCTTGTAGCTGTTGCGCTTGGTGCGGGTGGGCTTTTCAGCATAGAAAACGCTCACCTTGGTGCGGCTCCCGGCATCGTCCTGCCGGTAGTAGGTCAGGGCATCCCCGGCAGTGATCTGTAAACTGCCGCCCGGGTCCGCCCAGATTTCGGCTTCAATGTAGTCCGAAAACGCAGAGCCGATGGTAAATTCCTGCCCGGAGTTCACCGCAGTGTGCAGGGTAAGGCTCTTCACCGCGCTGCCGGGGGAGCCGCCCTTTAATTCGGTGCCGCTTGGGAGAGTGAGAATTGGTTGGAGCAAATATACACCTCCTTTGGTTTTAGTTAGGAGTTAGAAGGGAGGAGTTAGGAGTTCATGGTGTGCGCGTGCGCGCACGGGTTGAAAATTGGGCCGCAATCCCGTAGGGGCGCACATTGTGCGCCCGTCGCCTTGCGGCAAATCCCATTGCGGAATATGTGGCAAAGTTTTGGAACGGTCAAGACCGTTCCCTACAGAGCTGGACCTTAGGCCCGTTTTAACTCCTAACTCCTACTTCCTACCTCCTAACTCTCAATCAGCATTCAATAATGTTAAATTTAAGGTTCTTCCACTGTTTCGTCTTGGCATTGTGCCAGGCGATGCCGTATTTGCTGCAGTAGCAGGTGGTGGTTTCGGTCTCGGTGGAAGAGCCGGCTTTGGGATGGGTGAACTGAAACGTTGCCTTGCCTGCAAACAGCCCGATGATGTACTTGTATTCGTCGTCCGTCAGGCAGCTGTAGGCGATGGGCCAGGTGGAAACCTTTTCCCGCACCACTTCCCGGTGCATGTACCCGGCTTCGTCGCGGCCGGAATCGCTGGAATCCAGGTCGGAATAGCTCGGTTCAATGTCGCAGTCCGGTGCGTACAGGGATTTGCCATCGATCTGGAACAGATTGGTCAGGGTCACGTTACACACCTCCTGTGGCAATGGCCTGTTTGCGCTGCCAGCGCTGTACGGCGCGGCCTACGTCCTCGTCGGTCAGCTCAATGCCGTACACGGCGGAGAGGATCTCCCGCAGCACGGAAACCACGGCTTCAAAGCCCGCCATCTGGCCTGCCTGCAAATCTTCCATGACTTCGGCCACAGCCTGCTTGATGGTGTCCAGCGGAGCTTCTACGTTGGTGCCGTGGTTCTGGTCGCCCAGCACGGCCAGAAACTCCCGGTTGGCCGGGATGACCGCGCCCTGCGCCAGGTAGGGAATTTGCGGGGCGGTCAGGGTGCTGATATTAAACCCAACATGCCCGCCGCCGAATATGTCCGGCAGGTCGAACGAAAGGCCGTTCAGCGCGTTGATGACCGCATTGATGCCGGTGACAACGGCGGAGATCATCCGATTGATGAAGCCGATGATGCCATTGACGGCGGTCTTGATGGCGTTCGTCATCTTATCCCAGACGGTGCTGACCGTGTTGCCGATGGCCTGCCAGGCAGCATCCCAGTTGCCGCGGAACACGGCGCTTAAAAAGTCCGTCAGCCCGCGCAGCACAACAACGGCCAGATCGATGGCATCCGCAATAGCCCCAACGGCCACGCCAACAACGTCCGCAATGGCGTTGAATACCTCAGCAAACGCGGGGCCGAATGTGGCGATGATCCACTTGGCCACCGGGGCCAGCAGGTTGTTCCACAGGTCCAGCAGGCAGTTGGCAACGCTTGCCACCAGCAAAAGAATGTCGTCCCACAGGGGCTTGAGGTGGGAGGACCACAACTGCTGCAGAACGCTGATCAGGTTCTGCAGGATTGGCTTGACAATGGTTTCCCACAGGAGGGTGGCCAGATCCTCCAGATTCTGGAACGCAAGGATCACACCGTCCATAAGGGGCTGCCCGTAAGTATCCCAGGCGGTTTTGATGCCGCTCATCAGGTCTTGCCAGATCTGCAAAAGCAGGTCAAGCGCAGGGATCAGCACACCATTGATGGCGTCCGTGCCAATTCCGCATGCCCAGGTGAACAGGTCGGCCAGGACATAAATGGCAGTGGAAGCAACACCGCCCACAATGGGGGCAAACGCTTCCGAAAACGCATTGATCACACCAGGGGCAAACGTGCCGCTCAGATAGGTGAGCAGTGGGGAAAGCCCCTCGTTCCAAAAAGCAAGCGCTGCCTGTTGAACCTCCGGCCAGACGGCGCTGGCCGCGTTCCGTATCTGTTCCCATGCGGCGCTCCATGCGGCAACGCTGGGGGCCAGCAGCGTCTGGAAGGTGCTCCAAAAGTTCTTCAGCTTGTCCGTGATCCCGCCCAGAGGGCTGGCAATATGATCAAAATTATAGTTTGCTCCGCCGCTGCTCCCTGTCTTGGCATCCAGCCGCTCGATCTCATCAAACCCGGCCAGGCTGCGCTTGGCCTTGTCGGCCTGCTTGGAGGTGGATCCGGCGGCGCTGCCAACGGCATTGATCCCCTTGGCGGTCTGCTTCATGCTGGAGATGCTTTTCCCGGTCAGGAGAGAAAGCAGACGAAGAAAGCCGTTGATCAGAGAGGTGAGAAGGTTCAGCAACCCGATAATCGCAGGGGAAAGCGCGGAAGCCAGCCCTGCGGCAGCAGTGGCTGCGGCACCCTTTAACTTGCCAAGCGCGGTGCTTACCCCGTTTGTTTTGGCAATCGTGGTTCCCATCACGTTTACCACGGAGCGCAGGGCGGAGGAGATCAGGTTAAATACCAGTGCCCCCGACACAATACCTGCAAGTCTACGGCCAAGCTGCCCCACAGCCTTGGAGGTCCGCGCAACGGCAGTCGCGGCAATCTGGGCTTTCCCCGCCAGGCTGCTTTGGCGGGTTACCGCCTGCTCTTCGGTCGCCAGCTGTGCGGCCAGCGCCGCGTGCTGGTCCTGCAGACCGGCAAGCGCGCTTTCCTGCTCGGTATACTTCGCCGTCAGGCCGGGAATGGACTGCTGCAGCTTGTCCAGCGCACCCTGAAGCTCCGACGCTTTGGCCGCGTCGCTGGCAAAATGCTGGCCCACAAACTCCTGGGCTTTCAGGTTTGCAGCTTCCGGGGGGAGGGAGGAATCTCGCTGCTTCTCAATCTCGGCGCGGCGTTTTACAAAGCTGTCCAGCTGTTCGTTCACGTTTTCCAGCTCTGCCGCCGTGGATTCCGCCTTGCTCTGGGCATCGGAAAGCTCTTTCCCAAGCGCCAGATGCTTGCTGTTTGCGGTATTGATCTGCTTGTCCAGCGCAGCAACCTGCTGGGCGGTGCTCTTGGCCTTGGCCTGCAGCTCTTTCAGCTCGGCATAGGCGCCTTTATTGTTGATTCTGGTATCCAGAATGATCGACCCATCAGCCAAAAATTACACCCCCAGACTTTTGAAAAATTCTTCTTCCGCGCTGGTCAGCTTGTGTTTGGGCAGGGTGACCAGATCGGGATTGTTGCGCACAAATTCCTGCTCGGCTTTGTCCAGCTTTTTGCCGTGCAGGCGCTTATTGCGGATGGAGACGACCTGCGCAAACTGGCCGTCCCCGATGCAGCCAAATGCCCCGATGAACTCCCACCAGTGCAGGTAGGCGCAGCGGCGGCAGCTGTAGCCCAGAACTTTGTCCACTGCCGGTGCCATGATGGCGGCGTCGGTGTCCCAGTCCACAAGGGCGGGCTTTGGCACGGCGGCTTCCACCGGCTTGCCGCAGTTGATAAACACCATGGCCGCCTGGGCTGCTGCACTCAGGTCCGGCAGGCGCTTCCAATTCGGGTACAGGATCTCCAGGCAGGCAAGGGTCTGTTCCTGCGGGTTCAGCTCCGGGTCACGCAGGGCGGAGATGGCATCCAGCACGGCGCGGTAGTCGCTGCGGATGGCAAACTCCTGCCCGCATACCGTCACGCTGGTGGGCAGCTTCCAGCCGCTCACTGCTGCTCAGGGGCCAGCCCGGCGGTGCTGCCCTGGTAGGCGTCCGCGTGCCTGGCAATGCGGGCCGCGCTGGCCTTGGCGGCGGCTTCCACCGCCTGGGTCAGCATCGGGGTGACGGCATCCAGCACGGCTTCGGCCACCAGGCTGCCGTCCTCGCAGAAAGCCAGGCTGGATACCCCGGCAAAGAATACATCCGATACCGGCGTGCCGAAGATGTAATCAAACCAGTGGCGCACCTGCCTGTCCCACTCCACCAGATCCTCGGGGCCGGTCACGGGCGCGGCCGTAATTTCGGCAATCTTGGCGCGGGCTTCCTCCATGCGACCGGCCAGGCCGATGTCAGAGGGGTTGAAGCGGATGGTGCCGATCAGGGTGCCGTCCGCATCCTTGACGTCATAGCTTTTTAAGCCGCGGTCAATGTTCAGCTCCATTGTTTATTCCTCCGTGAAGGTGGGCACGCCTGCCGCAATGGTGCAGGTGCCCAGCGTTTTGTTGTTGGACAGGTGTACGTTCATCGGCATGCCGACGTAATCGGAGCCGCCCAGGCTCTGGGGCACGATGGTGCAGCCGGTGTGCTTTTCCGCCGTGAAGGAGCCGGAAGCAGCCCCCAGGAAGCAGTGGACGTGCAGCACATCGAACATGCTCAGCTCGCTTACAGCGTTGCGGCGCTCAATGTCCAGCAGCTTGGCGCTCAGCTTCTGGCCGCCGCGGATGGTGCAGGGGTCCAGGTCAAGCTCCGGCTTTGCGGCGCTCACGTTCACGTCCGTAATGCCCAGGATGTCGGTCACGGTGTCGGTGTCGTGGTTGTATTCCACGCTTGCGTCCTCAACGCCGCGGCCCAGCAGTTCCCAGGTCTCAGTACCGGAACCGCCGACGTCCACAAAGATCATGTCCAGTTTGCGGTCAGCTTTTTGGCCGGCGGTCAGGTTGATAGCAGCTTCTGCCATGGTTATTCCTCCTCAAGATAGAGTTTGATTTGTAATTGATAGCGGGCCGCGTTGGCATCCGCCCCGGTGGGCACACCGGCGTTGGATGCCGTGATTTTGGTCACGCGGTACCCGCTGACAGCGGGGTAGTTGTGGGTGCGCTCCTGCCCGCGGATCCAGGCGGAGAGCGCGGCGAAAAAATCAGCAGCGTCCAGGTTGGGCTTCAGCTCCCGCCCAAACGGCAGCTGTGCCACAAAGGTCAGGTTGTATTCGGCCAGGTCATACCCCAGCACGTCGGTGCGGTGGCTCTCGCTGGCCGTGCGCAGGGTGTATTCGGTCGGCTCTGCGCCCAGGTAGTTGGCGTTGAACAGGTCCTGCCTGTTGATCAGGGGGCACTGTGCGCGCATCCAGGCGCGGGTGGCATCCAGTACGTTCATCTTCCGGGTCTTCCTCCTGCCAGGGCGGCGGCTTCGCGGATGACGTCATCCTTGTGTTCGGCCATGGCCCGCTCAAACCAATAGGCACCGCGATCCGGCGCGCCGTTGTAGGTCAGCGGGCGGCCGGTGGGGTACTTGTGGGGCGGGCTGAAAAAGCCTGCCAGCTCGCCGCCCTCAAAGATGGGAATGTTGGGGCCGTACACCTCGCCATAGTACAGGTAGCGCGCATAGGGCGTGGCGTACACGATCATGCCGTCCCCGATGGCGCTTGCCATGATGGCGCTGTGCTTGAGGGTGCCGGTTCGGAACGGCACCTTGGGGTCACAATAGCGGATCACCGCTTCGTCCACCGCCTTCTGCACCCTCCCGCCCGGTGTCAGCCCCCGTTTTTCCAGGGCATCAGAAAGGGCGGAAAGGTCAAGGCGGGCATCATATTTCAGTCCCATCAGCTTGCCTCCACATACCAGTGCGGCGCGGGGTGGCCGCGGTTGTCGTGGACGGCCAGCACGGTGGCGGTCACGGTGCCGCAGGTGATCTTGTCGCCGGGGGCAATGTCCAGCCCAGCGGGGGCGGCGCTTTCCGGGATGCGGCATTTGTACACCCGCGCCGCGTGCAGGCCGGTGGAATCCACCGCGGTCTTTGCCTGCCCGTACCAGCTCACGCCGGTCAGGGTGGTTTCCTCGCTCACATCCCAGTCGGCATCGCCGTCATAGTGCAGGTGGGTCAAGGTCACGGTCTGGTCACAGCCGTACAAGGGCCGCACCTCCCATCCCGGCCCGCATAGCGCAGCGGATGGCTGCGCGGCAGGTAAATATCCGCGGCCGCCTGCATGTCTGCCGTATACTGTGCGGTCAGGGCGGCAGTGTTCAGCGTTTCGCTGTAGCCGTCTGTGTTAAAGGCTGCCAGGCCGGGGCGGCTGCGCTCATCGGCCTTGGCGGCCTGGTAGCGGGCGGCAACATCCGCCAGCGCGCAAGCCGCCAGCTTTACGGTATCATCCACCGGCGCCCCGCACTGCAGGCGGCCAAATGTGATGCTGTCCAGATAAGCGCAGGCTTCCCGCACGGCGGGCATCCACTGCCCCTGGGTGGTGATCAGGGTGCCGCAGTAGGCGCCCTGATAGTCGGTAAAATCAGCATACATGGCAGCCCCCTTACTTGGATGCAGGCAGGGTGACGGCAACCAGCACGGCGGCTGTGGCAACCGTTACGGTGCCGGTCTGCGGGCGGTAACCGTCTGCCTTGACGCTGTAGGGATATTCACCGGCGCGCAGGTGGAACACGGCGGTGCCGTCAGTGCCGGTCAGGCGGATGGAGCCGTTCACATTGACAGCTGCACCGGCAATGGCATTGGGGGAGCTTTCGGCATTATCCTTGACGGTAAAGGTCACAGTCTGGTCGGTGTAGGCGGTCGCGGCGTCAATGTAGGCAAAGGGCACGTTGACGCGGTTCTCGTTCATGCGGGTGGCGGGGTTCGGCATAGCCCAGCCCATGCGGAAGGTAACGCGCAGGGCAATCATGTCCTGCTGGGCCAGGTTGAAGATGATGGCCTTGGTGCTGGGGTCCTGGATCACGGCCTGGTCCAGGATCTTGACGTCCACATCCTGGCGGATGGCGTACACCAGCTGCTTGAAGTTGCCGGCCACCATGCGGGCAACGCTGGTATCAAAGCTGCCGTTCTCAGGAAAGTAGATCGGCGCGCCGTCCAGGGCATAGGGGGTGGTGCCCTGCATATCGCTCTTGTACAGGGGGTGGCCGTTGGTGTCCTTGATGCCGCGCAGGGACGCTTTGGCACCCATGGCAGCCACAACACCGTCCACGGTGTAGCCTGCATCCTCCACCTTGGCAAACAGTCCGTTTTCGCCCAGCAGGGAATCATAGGTAATGCCGCCGGAAACGTTGTTGCCGGCCTGGCGGGCAACGGTGATAATGTCGTTCTGCCACTCTGCCGGGCGGTTGATGCCGAACAGAATGGCCTGGTCCACCCGCAGGCCGATGGCTTCGTTGACACGCGGGGTCACCTCGCCCAAAATGTCAAACTCAGCATCAGCCAGAACGGCTTCGGGGATGGGGACAATGACTGCCAGCTCACCGGCGGTCAGGTAGACGTTTTCCCACGCCTGGCGGGAAGTCTGCTTATAGCCGGTATCACCGTTGACCCAGTAGGCCAGCGGCAGCATGGAAAGCACCGGAATGCGGGTCTGCTTGCTGGTCATGTTGGGCAGCTTGCGGCCCAGCTGCATCACAACGCTCTGCTTGGGGGCATCCTGAAAAATGGTGCTGACAACCTGCTCACGAATCAGGGCTTCAGCGCGGGAACGATCAATAACATTGGGCATGGGTTATTCTCCTTTCATTTGCCAAACGCGGCACGGATCGCTGCGTTTGCTTCTTCGCGGCCGGTGGCAGCTGCCGGGGTGCCGGTAGCACTGGCCACAATACGCGCGGGCTTGGTATCGGCGGCAAATGCGCCGGGGTCATTTTCGCGGTAGGTCTTTACAAAGTCGTCAAAGCCCAGCAGGCTGTCCCCCTGCAGGGGCAGGTTCTTGGCGGCCAGGTCGGCCATAAATGCCTTTTTGGCACTGGCGCTGGTAAAGTGCAGCCCGGCAGCTGCATTCTGGGCGGCATAGCCTGCCTGCAGCTCGGCTACTTTTGCGTCCGCCGCTTTCTGAGCATCGGTGGCTTTCTGCTGCCAGTCGGGGTCATAGCCTTTCAGCTTGGTGTTGGCTTCGTCAAGCTGGGTGCGGATGGCATCACGCTCGGCTTTGGCCGTCTCAGCGGCCTGCTTTTCGCGGTTCACGTCCGCGCCGTTCATGGCGAACACACGCTGCACCTGCTCATCATTCAGGCCAAGGGCTTTGAGATCTTCGGTTTTCATGGGTGTTACCTCCTGTGTAGGGTGTCAGATAGGCGTTTTAAGGTGGTCGCCGTCACCGTCTGTGCGGCTGTTTCAGCCCTGCCGCAGCCGGGCAAAAGGGGATAAAAAGTGCCCGCTTGCCCCTCATGCAGGGCAGGCAGGCATAAAAATACCACGGTGCAGAATTTGCATCGTGGCTTCAATAATTTGTTGGCGCGGCCTTTACGGCACAATTTCAATGGCGGGCAAAACGTCCGTGTAAAAACATAGCCGGTACTGGCGCGGGCAGATGTAATTCACCTTGAACTGTTCCGGGCTGGTCACTGCGGTCAGCATGGCCAGCATCAAAACAAGCAGCTTCTTCATTGTATCCTCCTAAAAATGGGCATGAAAAAACCACGGTGCAGGTGCATCGTGGTTGAATGTTTAGGGGTTATTCAGGCAGTTCACCCAGTTTTTTCAGAATGTCGTAATATCCGCGCGCAGCCAGCTGAGAAGGTGGGGTGTTTCCGTCAAGCACAATATAACCTTCAGGCTCATCATACTGCGGGTCAATCGGGTGCTCTTTGAGATAGTTTTTCATATACTCAATCTTTTCCGGCGTAATAATGCACGCCATATTGCTGCACCTCCTCAAAAAATGCGTTCATGAGATTCCAAACTTGCTCATTAGTTTTTGCTTTGTCTGCGGCATCACTCAATTCTGACGCGGCCAACTGAAGAGCTATTTCATTGGTATTTGCAGTACGCTCGATTGCAAAAATGTTTCCGTCATTGCCCACCGCAGTAAGCAGCTTGAGTGATGTATGTTTAGCAAAGGCGCGTAAATCATCAGGTGAAAATGTCAGCCCGCTGGGGTGCGAGTGCATTACAATGCAGTCAACATTTGGAACCTTGATCTTTACAGGCGTTCCCGGTTCAGAACTTTCCTTGTAACCGCCCAGAGGCTGCATATCCAGCCCATAGCAGCGGGCCTTTTCTATCCCAAGCGGAACCTTTCGGGCTTCCAGCAGCAGCTTCTTGTGCGCGTTGGCAAGGGCGCGGCTGCCCGCAGCGTCCAGCGTCTCACAGGCAAACGGCTGAATACGCTGAATGCTCTGGATGGTAATCTCCTTGTACCCCAGGCTGATTTCTTTCAGTGTAGCATTGTTTTGGGCGGATTGCAAGGCACTTGCCGCTGCATCCGCCTGTTTCGCTTCCCTTCGCCCAAAGCCAGGTACACCGGTCCTTGCCCCATCCATCTGCTCCCCGGTTTCTGCCAGGAACGCACTCAGCTGCTGCCGGGCGGCTTTCAGCTTGGCGGCGCTTTGGCTGGCATCCACCCCGGCGGCGGTCTCGGCCAGGTAACGGCGCTTATACTTGCGCACCCTGCGTTCCAGCGCCCGCTGCATCTGGGTGATCTCGTACCGGGTGTACAGCCCGCCGCCATAGGGGATATTACGGGCATCCAGCTCGGCCAGGCGTTCGTCCGTGTAATTGCGGACAGATACGCCGGGGTAGAACGGATAAAAGTTGTGGCGGCAGTTCCAGCCGCACAAGCCGGGGCCGGTGCCGTACCCGGTTGCGGTTTCAAAATCTTCGTACCGCTCGCCACCCTGCACCACAGCACCGCCGCGGTGGTAGACCCGGCCCTGCCACACCGCATGGGTGGGGCGGGCCCCCTCGTGGGCGGTCACTTCCACAAACTCGCAGTCCATCTCTTCCATGCGGGCCAGTTGCAATTTCGCACAGGTCTGGTTTACGCCGGTCAGCACCGCCCGGCGGGGGGCGGCCGCGCCGGGGGCGCCTCGCCGCGGTCGCGG